TCAAGTGTATTAGCTTCCCAAATTGGGTAGAAGTGTAGTCCGATGGCATTGCTGCTCGGAACGACGGCTCCCGAAATGATGTTGTTTCCATAGAGCAGGGAGCCTGATACGGGTTCACGGATTCCATCAATGTCTACAGGTGGGGCTGCCACGAAGGCAGTGATAAAGCAAATAGTTGCAGCCAGCAAACAAGGAATCATCAGGATTCCAAACCAGCCAACATAAAGTCGATTATTAGTAGAGGTTACCCAGGAGCAAAACTCTTCCCAGGTAGACCTCTGTTGTTGTTGAAGTACAGCGGTCATTAAAAGTGCGGGGTATTTGTTTCCAAAGGTATGTATTTGAGCACTTTAATGAAGCCCTCCCAAGGCTCACATCCAGTGGAGGGCTGAATGTATGAGATCAGAAGTTGTACTTAGCACCGATCTTGGTGCCATAGCTGTTGTCATCGTCGCCGGTGATGAACGAAACTTCTCCATATACCGACAGAGCTTCTGTCACGCTGTAGCTACCACCTGCCTTACCAGACAGCTGGACATCACCATCTTGACCATCAGGTGCCAGCAGCGCAGGACCTCCCTGGACGTACCAGTTAGAGCCTTCAAAACCGACGTGGACATCGGTAGCAGTGCCACCGTAATCCGATCCGTAGAAACCAGAGTTGGCTTCGATGTTTGCGTAGGGACCAGCGATAGCGGCACCATGTGCCATGCCGAGGAGGAAACCGGCAGCAATAATAGATTTCATGATTAAGTAGTTAATTAAGCTTTTTTGGGTTTACGTTTTTTTGCAGTTTTTGCAGAGTTTACAAATGCAGTTTTAGTAGGTGCTCCTTTAGAACCAGGAGACCTCATTTTTTCACCACTACCAGCAGCGATACGTTTACGCTTGGCGTGGATATTGGCATACAAGCCAGGTCTTTTTGATGCGGCCATAGTTAGCATTTCCATCGACGACGTGCTGCCTTACCACGTTCACCAGTCCATCCACGTGATCGTGCACAGAATGATTTACGTCGTCCAGCTGCTTTACTACCGGGCGTGACCTTGCCGGTAACAGGGGCTTTAAGATTGGAGCCAGTTTGTCTGTTGTATTTAGCTCTACCTTTTGCAGTGAGACCAGCACCCTGACTAGCAGGACGTTTCTCACCACGACCGATAGATAGTTTAACGTTGTTGTTTGCCACCTTTACCTCCCTTGCAGCCACAAGAGCCTTTGCCTTTGTGTGCCATCAGTACTTTTTACCGGCAGGTTTTTTTGTGGTTTTCTTTTTCTTAGCTGTAGCAGCAGCCTTCATACCAGCTTTGGTATAAGGATACTTTTTACCGTTGACCATTGGCATAATTACTTACCTGTGAATCCTTTTTTGAATGCTTTAGCCAGAGGAGTGCCATCCATTTTAGTTTTACCAGGAGGTGTGTATGGACGACCTCCCCTTTTAGGGTCTTCACCCTTAGGTGTCTTTTTGAGAATACCCTTCAGATAGGGATTGATTGCCATTACCAAATACCAGGAATAATTTGACCAGTGATTGCGTAAGCACCAAGAGCCGCCAGGACACCAAGCATTGCAAGACGACCATTAAGCTTCTCAGCCTTTTCATTGTGTGTTTCAGTTACGTCCATAATCTCCATGGGTGGTTCTTTTGCGTAGATGTTTGTACGACCGCCGTCTTCAATAACAGTAGTCATTAAAAGTCAACGTCAGATGATTCAAGTTTTTGCATGACCTCCTGCCGATAGGCAGGGTCACGGTCATAGCGTGGATCTTGCATAGCTTCGATCATTTCAGCTTGTGACCTGAAACCAGCTTTGCTGTTAGACGAAGCCTTGCCGGTGAGCAGCTTGCCATCGAAACCAACAGCATCTTGATAGCGCTGTGCTAAGGAGCTGATAGCAAAGTAAGCAGCATTAGGATCACCGAAATCCATGACCCTGTCGAACATGGCGATCTCCTGTTCAGAAAGATTGGACGATGCCCACTCCGTCATGTTCTTGTAATTGGCATCACCGCCAACAATGCTCTTGAGTTGAGTGATGGTTTGATCAGACATCTCTCGTGCTTGAGGTTCTTGCTGAGAACTGTTGTTGCGGTATTCCAAATACATATTGGCAAGCTCAGTCGGATCCATCCCACGAAGCTTGTCCAAAGTCTCTTGCTTAAACTCAGATTGAGATTGTTCCCAGAGTTCATCTAGGATCGAGGTGGATTCCTCAGGAGTATCTTCAGACTCATCGTCATCGGAGTCTTCGTCATCAGAAGAGCCAAGCTTTTTTTGCAGCTCGATATAAGCTGATTCAAGCTCTTCTGCATTCTTATACTTACCGGCGTAAAGAGACTCCTGCTCTTGCGCCATCTGTTCACCGACAGCAAGAGAGTCTTGTTCTTCTGCAGACAGTTCCCCAGACTCTTCTGGAGAACCATCAACTGTGAGTGTTGTCATAGGTGGTTTGTAGTTTTATTGTTGTAGTTGTTCAGCTTGTGCTTGGAGACCTGCAGCTAACTCAGGATTCTTAGTGGGATCCATCATGGGTGTCTTCATCATTGCGGTCTGCTGCTCAACTGCCAGCTGTTGCTGTTGCATCTGTTGTGCAGCCTGCTGCTCACCTTGCAGTTCCTGTACGGACTTAACAAGGTTGAGTACATCGATACCCTGAGCTGCAGCAAGACGCTTCACAACTTCAGTTGGATTGATGTATTGGGCAATAGCTTCTGGACCCATTGTTTGTGCAATGGTCTGCAAGAACTGTGCCAGGCTCATAGCATCCTGACCGCGACCAAGACTATTGATACCAGCCACGATTGTCGGCTTGACGATTCCCTTGGGAATACGTGGGATGTCACCAGTCTTCTGTGCTACGGACATCTTGCGATTGAGATAAGGCACAAGGAACTCAGTTGTCAGCAGGGAGAACAAGCCACCGAGCTGTTGTTCGAGTTCGAGTTGTGTCATCCGAACCTCTTCAGCCGTAACACGTTCTGCATTACGAGGGTTCAGAATGAGGAAAGCTTCAGACAGACGCCGTTCGTAAACCTGCGCCATCTGGAAAGCTGTACTGAAGTCAGCAGTCTTTCCAACTTGGATAACACCAATGTCATCAGGTCGTCCTGCAACGATTGCACCGTTGCCTGCAGAGGCCAGCGTGGCTGGTTTAGTAGTACTTGAGGGGGATACAACAAACACAACTTTTGCAGCTGCTGCAGAGCCTTCTACAAGTGCCTGAGAGAGTGCTTCGAGTGACTTGAGGTCACCGATGAATTGACCGACACGACCACGTCCGTAAGCCTCACCGTCAACAACGTTGAAACGAAGGGGCAACCAAGGATTGGCATCGATAGGTGCCTTACTTACAGACTTAGGAAGTACTTTGCCGTGCACCTCTTGGTGCCACACAACGCGATTGTTCTCTCGCTTGACGTGTGTGTATACATCACACTCTTCCTGACCAAGACCACTGTCATCAACTACCGAGTCATACTTGATATCCTTCGGTAGTTCATCTTCGATTAGCTTTTTTGAGATACGTTCTTTGGTGACGATTTCTAGTACGTTGCCGTTACCATCTCGTTCTACAACAAAGCGGTTCAAGGGATACACCTTAAGACCTTCGCGTCCCATGAAAATCAATGCATTACCACCAACGACCAGATGCTGCAATGCTTGGTGCACAGCTACTCGATCGTCGGATGCTGCAATACTTTCAAGGATCGTACGTTCAACCTTGGCAAAAGAGAGGTCAAGCTCAGAGCGGATCTCGGGACCGAAGTCTTGACCGAGTTCACTTTCGTCGAGCTGCAGCTTAAAGAAGCTGGTCTGAGGGGGCAGCAATGCCAGCATCAATTTAGATGCCAACGTCACCACACCCTTAGCGCCTACTGATTGCCAAGGTGTCTTGAGTTGTTTCATACCAGAGTAGTGCTCTTCGTGACCACGGATGAGGTAAGGAAGAGTCAGCTCTGATGCTTGTCGTGCTTCGTCTAGAAACTGGGTACGTTCTGAACTTAGTTCGTCATACCGTTTCTTAGCATTCATTAGATATTGAGGTTAGAGATACGCAGCCCACCACGGTTAAAAGAACCGCGAGTACCAAGACTGTTTTGTAGGCTTTTTGAAGCAGAAGATCTACGTGCCTTCACACCAGGAGCCGATTGAGCTGCCTGTCCAATAGACGCATAGGTCGTCGGAGGTGGCAGCGGTTCGTAGGGCTCAGGCTTGAGTGCTTCCAACATGCTTGGGAAGATAGACATGAAGTCAGCAAAGGGATCGTAGATCTCCTCGTCATCCTTAACAACAGGATCATTATTGATGGGAGCAGTGTTACCCTGATCTTGAGGAACAACAGGATTCTGAGGAACAGAAGCAGTCGATTGTCCCAAAGCAGTGTTTGCTTTGTTGCCAACAATCAGAGGCAAGTATGGTCGCTGTTGTACTTGACCATCAATTTGTGAGGGACCACGTCCTCTTGTAGTTACCGGTTCAACAGTGAAAGGATTGCCAGAGTAGTAGGATTTATCGTAACCTTTTTGAATACGATCACGGGAAATCCCTAAGGTTGCTGCATTCTTAGCTTCCTGTTGATTGATCCTACCGTCAGAGGTAATCTGACTGATGAAGCTTTGCTTTGCTGCTTTGCTTTGGTAATTAGCAGGGTTTACTTTAAGACTACCTTTCTTACCACCATAGGGATTATTCTTTTTCTTCCCCTTTTTCCCACCAAAGGGATTGTTCTTTTTACCTTTGTTTTTACCTTTGTTCTTAGCCACTAGCTTTCCTCCATATATTGAATGACCCACTCAACGACACTACGCTGACCAGATCGGTACATAATTTTTTCCATTGAATCTTCTGGTGAAGGGTTTGTGGGTGGGAAAGTTTCATTAAGCATGTGCGTAAGACCTCTGGCTTGCATGCCAACGGTCTCAAGCATATTGGGGGAGATTGACATTGGAGTGTTCAAAGAATGCAGGCATGCGTGCAGCTTTAGTTTCCGCAAGCTGCGGTGCTTTGCCCTCGTACATCAGCCGATCACTTGAATCAAGCCAAAATTTTTTGTCCAGATATTTATCGGTGTGCTGACCAAGAGGTTGCATCACCCAGTTGATTGTTGCTTTACGGAGCTTGTCCAGGGATGGGCTGATGTTGTAACCAAGCTCGGTGTGTGCCAGTGAGTTGACCGCCACATGGATTTGCTCGTCTCGGCTGATATCGGCGCTCACGGTCCTCATACCAGCGTCACCATTAAAGCGAAAGAATGGTAGAAGAACGAAGAAGATCGCACGTTCGGCAACAAGTGCTTTGGTAATCGTGTGATCTGGATGTGCCTCCCACGCGGACTTAAGCCGTAGGGCTTCCGCTTCAGCTTGTTCATCAACACCGTAAGCATTGGCAATGTAACCAAGTGCGATGTCGTGATTCTCTTCGTCCTTGACATTGGACAGTAGGACGTTCCTTGCATTCGCCGGTACGTCAGTAGCGAGAGCGTCATTGATAAAATCTCCCACAGGTAGTTCCATATGCCTCAATGCAAGAGCACGGTGGATTGCTTCCTCCGCACCCTCTTTGCATGTACCGGCAGTTGTCTGGACTGGTGTCCATTTTCTTTTTCTGTTTAGTAGTTTCTCGTAAGGATTCATTCTTGACAGTCACATTCAGGTTGAACGCTTTCGTCATAGAAAAGAGATTCAAGATACTTATCAACGTCGTCCTCATCAAGAGCAGCGTACGCACTAGATTTATCTTGAACATCCCCCATGACTTGAAGGCTGTAGTACAAAGATGTCTGGGGCGATTCAAGCCACTCTTCAATAAACGCTTCGTCATACGTGACCACATCGGACCACGAGTTGAAGCTGTAACCGTGAAGAAGTCCAGTTTCATTGAGTAGAGTCATGATGCCATCGGCAACACGTTTGTAGGCTTCCCAGCCCACTTCAGAGGCGATCTCTACGTCGCCATAGTTATAGGTTTGTACACCGAACGTACCGCTATCGCGATCAACAGTCCGGCTGATAGGTGGTGCAATCTCAGGAGTGGCAGTGAAGCCATCCAAGTCTTTGCTGCGGTAGCTGCAGCTAGCTGTCGGTGCAATTGCAAACGCACGCACCATGTGGTTTCTACGTGCAATCCCTGCAGCAAGCTCAACACCAGAAGCAATCTGTGAGACAAGCTCAAAGGCAGGAGATCGGATGATCTCACCGTTGTTGTATTGCTCTAGTGCACGACCGAACTGGTCGTAAGTTACACCGTACCGCCGTAGGAGATTTGCCAATCCGAGCATGCCGAGTCCGACTTGTCGGTCTGTATCGCTTGGGAGATATTCCCCTGAATCGCCAACACCAGTTCGACCGTGGAGGGTGCACAACTCCTGCATACCTTCAGAGAAAGCTCGCGGGATGTCGTCGAACTCACAGGCAGATAGGTTGACATGTTGCAACAAGCACGTTCCACGTGAGGGCAGGTATACCTCCAGGCATACATTCCCTCGGATTCGTTTTCCTTCATTGTCATACTTTACTTTGTTGAGCCAAATGTCACCTGACTTGATTCCGTAGAGGAGGTCCTCCTTAAACGAACACCTCTCCCACCATTCGGGGGTGATGTTGATGCATCGTTTGACCCACGGTAGCTCGGCTCTAGGAGTAAGAATAAAGTCGCGAGCATCAGGGTGGGATAAATCAAGATGGCAAACAATCGCACCGTTACGATAAGTGCCTCCACGCCGAAGAATTTCATTTAGCGTTGAATAGATTTTTGCAAACGAGACTGGACCTGAGGCAATGAGTTTGTCATTTCCTTTAATTGACTCCGTACCTCTGGGT